AGCTAAGTCTGTACATATATCTTCTGGCGTTAAATTCTACGTACTAGCATCAAAAAGACAAAGAAGACTCTATAATCCAATAGTTGATAAAATTGACGAAAAGAATCAAACAAGAGTAGAAAACGAGTTCTTATTTGAAGAAGTAAATAAAGAATGTTACGATAACTATGTAAGCTACTTAAGAGATAGAAATAGTTATTTACTCACTAAAGCTCAAATTTATTATAAGAGATGATATGAACAAGACAAATTTAAATAAATTAAAAAGACAAATTAAAAAAAGCGTATCTGAAATTTGCGACGATGATGATGTTTTATCTGTCTCAAATATTATTAATAATGCTTTAGATAATTTCTATAATCCTCCGATCCCAGAAAAGAAAGGCTATATAGCTTCAACTGGTGGTCAGATTCTAACTTCTGTTGTTAGAACTAAAGGTCAGTCAGAAAAAGCTGACTCTGTTCGAGGATTTTCTAAATGAATGGAAACCCAGACAAGGCGCTAGAAATCTTCTGGGGAATTTTATTTGATAATGGTCTGATTGCTTTAGACCAGACACAACAGCCAGGAGAAATATCAGAATGGTTTAAGGTTCAGCAAGAAGTTTGCGATCTTAAAATTAATCCAGTATCAATAAAATTGTTTAAAAAAGACAACGCAAATGGTTCTGGGTATAAAAAAGTTTCTATAGAAACAAAAGGATCTAGTAACTTCTTCTTTTCTAAGAAGCTAGCGATAAACCTAGGTGATCATAATAGTCATGAAGCTTTTGGTATAGGTTTCTATGATCAAGAAATAAATTTAGTTCAAATCAGTTGGTTTGATAGAGATCTTAACCTTATAGAATCCGAACAAAGAAATTTAGAAAAATGCGCAGATCTACTAATACCAAAGATTGGGACTCAAACTTTGTCCCAAAGCTAAAGATTCCAATAGAAGCTTACATAACAGAGCTTATTTTAGAAAATAAAATTGCTTTCAAAATCAAGAAAGGCGAAAAGATTTCCAAGCCTCTAGTTCCGTTTTGGAGGAAGGATGTTCTTTTAGCAAATCCAGAACTAAAAGAGCTAGCAAAAGATTTCTCTCTAGAAATTACTTATGTTAAAAGACTTCTAAAAGTTTTCAGTGTGGAGACGGTTATATCTTATGTTAAAGATAAAGGTATTATCACTCTGATATATCTACCACTAGAAAAACAGAAAAGTTTACTGTATAATATTTTTCAAAATGAAATAGACTTAATCGACAGTAAAAAATCAAAATCTAAAACTGTTGAAGTTCCAGATGCTATTATCTTCAAGAGAGAAACCAAAGAAAAAGATTTGATATGAGTAAATCAGATATTTCATTAGAGAATTTTTTAATCCCAGTAACGGCACTCAAAGAGGAGCAGGGTAGAACTTTTAAAACTACTCTTTCTCTAGACATAGCTCTTTCTGGAGGTATTCCTGAAGGCTCTAGTGTTTTAATGAGTGGTAAACCTAAGGTTGGAAAAACAACTTTAGCTTTACATTACGTGCAACAGTGCCATAGAGAAGACCCGACTAAAAAGGCTTTCTTTTTTGATGTTGAGGGGCGTCTTAGAACAGAGCTTTTAGATTGCTTTCCGGATCTAAATAGAGAAAATATTGCGATAGTTAGATCAAATGAAAATAAGATACTCAGTGCGGAAGACTTTCTGAATCTTCTTTACACCACACTAAAGGATTATCCCAAGTGCATTTGCATTCTAGATTCTATCGCGGCCCTATGTCCTGAAGCAGAGCTTTCATCAAATATAGGTGATGGTGTTAAAATGGCTGGAACAGCTAGTCTAATGTATAAAATGTTTAGACGAGTAAGTCAAATACTGCCTGTCACAAAAAGCACCTTCATAGCGCTTACTCATATGATTGCTAATCCTAACCCTGGACCTGGTAAAAAGAGTTATGGGGTAGGAGGAAACGCTCCTCAATATGGCGCGTCTGTTTGGCTTGAGGGTGGATGGAAACAGGATATAGAAGATACAAACAACAAAACTATAGGTCAAAACGCTCATTTTTATATAGTCGCTTCAGCACTTGGTTCACCTGGTGCCGATGTATCCATACCTATAATATATGGAAAGGGCGTTGATGAAACAATGGATCTTTTCAATCTAGCTTGTGAATTTGGTATCATATCAAAATCTGGAGCATGGTACACAGTTCCAGGAAACAAGGAAAAGCTTCAAGGACAAATGAATGTCATAGAGCATTTGAGAAAAAACCAAGTGTTAAGCAAAGAAATTTACGATCAAATAAGAACAATGGCTATATAAGGAGTATATATGAATTTCAAGAAAATAAAAGATAGTAATGAAATAATCGCGGGCCCACTTTCCGCTGAAAGCCTAAAAATGGTAAAGGTTACTTTCACATTTCCAGTCTGGAAAGACTGGGCTGTTAGGGATGTAATGGCAGAAATTAATGATATGAGTCTAGACGATATCCCGCACGAAATAGAGGAATCCTCTGTAACAGTTGAAGATCTTGTGAAATATAGTAAAGAGGTCAAGGGATGGTACTTTTACCACAGAAATCACGATATAAGTCTAGAAGACATAATTTCTAACTCAAAGAAAAATACAAAGAAAAATACAAAGAAAAAATGAAGGTAAAATCTATAGATAATCCTAATACTTCAGTGACATGGGATGTGAGACAAAGTAGCTGGCCTTTGAAAAATAAGGCCGCTTGTCGTTCAAATATACAATACGAAATAGGTCAGATCATTAAATCAAGATATCCTTTAGACCCAATTCTTGAGGATATCACAATACCAGATACAAGACTGTCTTTAGATTTTTTTCTTCCAAACAGAAAAATTGCTTTTGAGGTTCAAGGCGAACAGCATGACAAAATGAATCCATTTTTTCACAAAAGCCTAGCCGAATTTGAAGATCAAAAAACTAGAGATGAAAATAAGCGTTTTTTCTGTGAGTTAAACAATATAAGACTTCACGAAGTAAGAAGTTCAAATGATGTAAAAAAGATTTTAAATGTCTGAGATATCACAATCCTCAAAAAGTAAAATACTAGATAAAATAGCAGAGTTACAATCTGCTGATATTTTAAACATAAAAGAGCCAGATGAAATTGTAAAAATATTAAATCTAAATCACAGCGAATTAAAAGCTCAAACTAGTGAAGACTTGTTGATAAACGCTATAAAATTATCACAATACTCTATTTACATAAAGTCTAAGATTAATAAACTAAAGTCTATAATTAATTGGTGTGACGCAAACATAAGCTCTATTATAGGTAGAGAGCTACCTAATACTAGCGGTTATGGATTAAGTGAAAAATCTCTTGTAATAAAAAGAAATGATCCTGTTGCGAAAGAGTTAGAATCTGTCAAAGTCAATTTAAATATAACAGCAAATCAAATTGAAGACATAGATAGAAAAATAGAATTTATGGCTAATTCAATCAAAGCTTTGGCTGCAGATAGAAGGTATAATAATGAAAGATAAAAAAGAAAAATTAAAAATCGCCATAGCAAACGGGGATATGGAAGAAGTCAGATCCTTTTATGAGTATATGTTCATGGAAGAGGCTCCTCCCACAAAAAATTTTAATAACGCGACTCTAAAGAAAGCTATAGATAGAGCTATGGAGATTCTTAGTTCAGTAGATTTTGAATCAGATAAAACTATTGAAAACGAAGATCCTAAACCACAAGAAAAAGAAGTTATAGAATATCAACCGTCTAATAGGGTTTCTGGCGAAATGCAGTTCATAAGCAGTTCTGAATTTGAATTACCAGAGGACTCTAATCCAGCATACAAAGAGTTTTTAGAAAAGCAAAAAAAGAAAAATAGAATCAAAGATAGAAGATCAGAATACAAGCCAAATATTAAGAAATGCGCTTCTTGTGGCGTAGACTTCGACTTTAATAAAGAGTATCCAACTGGCGTGCTAGAATCAGGTACAAATGCAAAACTTAAATGCAACAGATGCAGAACCTCTTCATGATCCTGAGTTGTCAATATTGTCTTATGCATTTAAATGCGGATCTATAAATTTCTTTACCGATTTAGATTCGCTTTCTAAGGACCACTTTTCTAAAGAAGAGAACGCTAGTATATACTCATTTGTTTGTGATCTATATAAAAGTGAAAATGTAGATACCATAACAAGTGAGATGATTTATTCTTTTGCTAAAACTAATGGCATACCTCAAGATAAAATCAATAAAAAATATTCGCCAACAATAGAATTAGCCATGGGTTTGCATGTCTCTAAAGATGAGGCGAAGATAAATCTAAAAGAAATAAAAAAATATTTTGTATTAAAGAAGCTTAATATAAAGATTGAAGAAGCTAAGAAAAAGATAAGTCTAGCTTCAAAAGAAGAAAATATTATTAGTTTGATCTCTAGCGTCGAAGAGACTATTACAAGTCTTATTCCAGAGATTAAAAAAGAAAACGATATCACTAATTTAGCGCAGTACGCTATATCGCACATTAAATATCTGTCTGACAATCCCGTAACTTTAGCGGGTATTCCTACAGGCTATACTAGATACGATCAATGTGTAGGCGGAGGGTATAGAAGAGGTACAGTTAATGTAGTAGGAGCTAGACCAAAAGTAGGTAAAAGTACATTTTGCCTGAACGTCGCCAAGAATGTGGCGCTGAGCGAAGTTCCAGTTCTATATTTAGACACAGAAATGAAGAAAGAAATACAGGCCATTAAATGGGCCTCTCTTTGCTCGGGAATAAGTCAATCAATTATTGAAACAGGAGCTTTCGGTAACAGCGAAAGAGACTTCTTAATTATTCAAGACAAAATTCAGGAAATGTCTTCAAAGCCATTCTATCACGTAAGTGTCGCTGGAATGTCGCAAGAAGAAATTTTTTCCATATGCAGACAATGGCTTTCCAAGCACGTTGGCAAAAATGCAAACGGTTCAACAAAAGACTGTTTAATAATTTTAGATTATCTAAAAACTATGGACCTTGGAGATCTTGGAAATTTTCAAGAATACCAATATTTAGGTGACTTTATAACAAAGTTGCATAATTTTGCTGTAAAGCATGACGTCCCTATTTTAGCCACCGTACAGTTAAATAGAGATGGAATAAATAAAGATGATACTAGCGTAGTTTCAGGAAGTGATAGAATTTTATGGCTATGCTCTAGCTTAGCTTTTTTAAAGAAGAAAACCGACGAAGATTTCGCTGCTGGAGACAGCAAATCAAATGGAGACAGGAAGTTAATCGTAGTTGAAACGAGATATGGAAAGGGTATGGATTCTTCTTCTGAGTATATTAATATCATCTCTAATATGGATAGATCAGAAATGGTAGAAGGAAGATTTAACTTTGAAGTATTAGATAACGCTTCAACAATAGACTCAAACGATGAACTCGACTTCTGAAATTAAAAAACTTGCAGAGTC